CCCACGGGGACCCTTGCGGGATATCCCCGACCACCGTATTTAAAACGGTGATCTCCACCCGAGCTTGATGCTGACGTGCTCGGGGCGTCCAGAACGCTCCAAGTGCTCACCATCAACGTTCGCAGCGTCGATGTATGGATCCTGCGACTGTACCAGTCTGGGCAAGCCCAGACCGGGGTCGTGGGGTTTCCTACTGAGACACTTAAGCAGGGCACCGGCTCCCTCCAGATGATCCGGAGGAAGTTCGGCACGCACGTAGTAGCCCTTAGTTAGAGGGCTGTGCGTGTATGGATCCAGCTTTTGGAATTGATATCCGAGAGCTGACTCCCTGCCTTGCAGCGGAGAGGTTGGAGCTACGTTTGGGAATCTCCCCTTAAGGAGCTTCCCTAAGTAGTCATCCAACCACCGCGCGCTTTGCCAGCAACCAGCCCAATAGAGCTGATTGCGAAGCGAAACGGCGGCGATTATCCCGCTAGCATCCTGCCGTTTGGTCGGGAATACCTGACGGACCTTGACGATTGACACGTCTTGGCCCTCATAGTATTCCCGTCCGCAAGACTCTCTGAACCTTCCGGTCCAGTAAGACTTGCTGACGTTAACCTGATGCCCAAAAGCATCAAGTTCGTCACAAACGGACAGCACATAGTCTCTGGGGACAATCAAATCATCCCCAAAGACACGCACCTGCTCGGAAAAGCGCCTGATAAGCGCCTCCCGAGAAAGCGGGGCACTTAGCTCCCTTTCTATCCCTAAGAAGATCACGGTCAAAAAGACCATGGCCTCCATTGGGAAGCAGAGAGCTGAACCCATAGAAGCATACTTGGCTAGGCGTATAACGCCATGACCAGGTACATCAGCCTTCCGGGACCGCGTGGCATCGATCGCCCCTTGCAACAGGGGGAAATCGGCCAACATGGCCCGTACGTGCTGATTCGAGACACGATCGGAAGCCTCACTCAAATCGAGTGTAGCCAGGTCTCCGCTGAGAGACCCGCGGCAGGCCATTTCCCTATTAGGGTCCTGGTCGTCGAATCCGATCACGCGAGAGAGGAAACTATCCTCTTGAATCGCGTCAACGATGCACCGTTTTAGGCCTTGCTGCATATATTGCATTGCAGTAGGTTCTATCGCGATGACTCGGGGTGCCTTGAGCGTCTTAGGAACGGTAATAACCCTTACAGGTGTTTCCGTTTCGGGTTCGCGGATGTGAACATCCCCGTCAAGCCCAGCAGAATATGCTAGACTCGACGTGAGGTGCGTCTGCCAGGAGAAAAACTCCTGGAGACGGACAGTCCAGGTTCGCTGATTCCACTTACCATTACTGGTGAGTTTATCAGCGACAGCGCCTGGGCCATGCTTTGGGAACACACGTCCCCAATAGATATCTCTATCTACTTTGGCGAAAACTTCGCCAAAGAGCAAGTTCGACATACGACGGAAATCCTCAATGTATTGAGGATCCGTACGCGCGTCGGACGCCTTCACATCCAGCTCACACTGAATGAAATCAGACATGGCTCGCCTTTCGCGAGCGGGGGAAACGACCTTACGGTCAGTCCCTCGCTGAGCTCGACCATTACGGTCGAGCTCCGGAAGGGCGATCTTGCTAAACATCAGTGTTAACTGACGTACAGCATAGATTGCTTCCACGTCTGGCTCATCCAGAAGTGCGCCACTACTAGTATTGAACACGCGTCCAAGGAAACCTTGCAGAAATGCAGGGAGACCAGTACGGCGCCCCAATCCTCTTTTAAAGGACGGGACGTCCGAAGGGACGACAAAACCCTGGTCCAGCCACTTTTGGGTAGCTTTACCAAAGTCTGCCAGGGTTATGGCCAAAAAGGCCAGCCCCTCGTGTTCAGTACGACTCGCGACAGTTTTTATATCGCGAGTGGCGCTAGTGCAGCATCTCACTGCCATTTCATCGGCAGTGATAGACCAGAGAGACGTCAGGCTTTTCATAGTCCCTCCTTTTAGAGGTGTACTATCCCTAGCTCTGCCGTCTTGTCGAGACCAGTCAACTATAGCATGGAGCGCAACGAGGAGTTATCCTCGTCCACGCTTTCCATGCGGAGCTGAATCATGGCCCCGATCAATTCGTCGGTGAAGCGCATCCGCATACCCACGTAGTTAACGTAGGCCCATGCGAGTGCGACGTCAGCGATATGTTCCGGGAAGTAAAAGGCAGCGAGGTCGCGGACATAGTCCGTGTCCAAGCCGTCCAAGGTCATCACCGTAAAGGTGCGACCCTTCCAGGAACGCTCGATTAGTGCCATGATACATACTCCTTATATGGTTGACTGATCTACAACTCAGTCATCTCAGATGGGCAGGTTATTACACCCGTCCACCGCGAGATGGATAGCGTAGTAGAACGCATTGACGAGGAAGACGATTGCTACAGCCACCTTCTTGGTGAGTGTAGTTTTCGGCTGACCGTCACTGCTTCTCCTACCTCCCAGCTCACGACGATCTGAAGCAGATTGCCGAGAGTGAGGGAAACGGGAGCTATGCTGTTGAGGCATAGTCTACGAAGCCGAGAATTACCGAGCACGAAAGGACCAGCGTCGCTTCCTGCCTCGTATCCTCACGGACACGAAGTAGAAAACTTCGTCTGACCTTCCAACCTGGTTGACTTTGCTGATCATTAATCAGCTTTCGCCACCCAGGAGCTTGGTAACCATCGCGTCTGTGCTTGCGGTATACAGGCCCTTAAAGCCTGCGTACACCGCGAGCGCCTCGGCAGCCGTAAAGCCAGCGGGCGGAAGGTCGAAGACCATGTAATGGCTCATCGAAACCTTCACGTTCTCGCTCGGCTTAAACGGATCTGCCGTTAGCTTAGACGTATCGATTCGCAACATTCGCCGCGACCGCTTGCCATAGTTATGGCTAGCGGAGACGACGATGAGTCCGTCGCCACTCTGGTACTCCGACTGATCGTCCCCCACGCTAACGCGCGGAAGCGAGGTCGTCGTACCGGAAATGGTAACGGATAGCGGATCACTGAACGACATGAGCATCTCTCCTAGGGGCCCGGTTAGACCCCATAGTTGGCGTTGTGACGCAGATACAACATCTGCCACTCACCACTTGGTCAAACCAAGGGCAATGGCAATGGCCCACTGACGAGGACTGAAGTCCCCGAAGGTGAGACCAAACCCAAAGGGTGTTGCTCGACGCCGCAGTTTGCTTACGCTTTCTACGGTAAATGTCGAGGGGTACTCTTTTGTCCAGAAGTTAACTGGACCGTACCATTCATAGGTGTCACGGAGGAATGATGTCTCCATGATATACCCATGCTTCAACACCAAACCGTCGGTGGCCCAATCTGAGAGATTAGATACAACATCTCCAGCATTGGATACCCAATCGACAGCCCAGCTCCAAGGTGCTAAGTTCCAGACTGTTTCTGGAGTCAGTGATAGGCCATAGAGTTTCTTGGCCTCCAACGCATTACGGCCCATAACCTCACGGGATGAATATCCCTTCGGTATATAGTACGTAAATGCGCCGGAAAACCACTGACGCTTGCCCGTTACACGGGTTTTCAAGCACTTGCCCCTAGGACCATTGTGCAGCTCCTGAACATCGTCGGTGATTGCAATCCCCGCCGATCCCAGGTCGCTATACACAGTGGTTAATTCTGTTGGAAACTCAAACCGCCTGCGGACAACCTTTCCAGCATCGCGTTCATACTGAGCAAGAACTTCCTCAGCATGACGTACGGCATAGAGAAATTTCCCTATGTCTCGCTGAATAGGCTTCCAGCCGAACTCGTAACCGAGATACTCACTTCCTGCTGCTTTCCGAGCAGAGAAAGTCTTGTCACGCCACGTTTTAAGTGTCGAGCCAAGCATATGGGGTAAACCCTCATGGAGTAACTCGCCGAGGAAAACTGAAGCGTCCGCAACGGCGTTGGTAGGCTTACACTTCGCTATCGCAGTAGTACCGAGGGCCATGAGTGCTTCGTCAGAAGACTCATGGGTATGACCCGCGGGGTACTGCATCAGCGAAGGATCGCAAGGGAACATTGGACCACTGTAATTAGCAGTGATCGTCTGACTCCCAGCAACTCGCGATCCCGACAAGTACTTGACGTCTGCTTTGCCAAGCACTCGTTTTGTACGGGATGTAAAGTCACCACCAACGTCCGAAATAGGAGGAATAACTACTTTCCTCCATTCCGGATGGTTTACACTCTCAGTAATCTGAGAGCCTTGTAAGTGGCTGACATTGAAGGAGTTTGAATACTCCGAGATGTCAGGCGGTGGAAAGCCGCCGGCAAACTCGATCTTATATTCCAAATGACCTCCGCTCGGTAAGAACGGTAGATCTCTGGATTTGATCGAATAACCTGCCGCTGCCAAGGGCAACAGAGCTCCTTAGGTCTGAGAGAAATTAATCTCTCATCAGTACCAACAGGGTAGAACCCATAGGTACTGGATGTTTGCACTGCGCCCTGGGCCCCGCAAGGGGC